GAGTACAACTCAGCTGCAGAGCTGTTTGTGGTAAAGGAATTGGAACTACATGAAATTTCAGTAGTATCAGTGCCAGCTAATCAAAATACACTATTTAGTCTTTCTAAGGCGTTTGACACAGCCGAAGAATTTAAATCTTTCAAAATGCAGTTTGCACCCGACAGCGAGTCAGCTAAAGGGCTAGAATCCTCAACGGAAGCAGACAGCCAAATTAATAAGGAATGGAACATCATGGATCCAAAACAATTAGAACAAATGTTGGCTGATGCAGCTAACAAAGCGGCTGAGCAAACTGCAAAAGCCATCGTTGAATCACAAGCAAAAGCTGCTGCTGAAAAAGCCGCTTCTGAAAAAGCCGAAGCCGAATTAGATGCACGCGTTAAAGCCGCTGTTGCTTCTATCTCTACTGGTGACACAGGTGCTGAGCGCTTGATGGCCGAAGTTGAAAAGCGTTTAGCCTCTGCTGAAGAGTCAAGCAAATCAGTGATCGCTGGTTTAGAAGCTTCTTTGAAAGAAAAAGCTGCTGAAATCGAAGCAATCACAAAATCAAAAATGTCTTTCCAAGAAGCCAAAGACGCTTTGTCTTATGCTGACAAAGAAAAGGCTGTTATGTTGGCCAAAATGGCTGGTAAGTCATTAGAAGGCACAAAATTTGGTCGCGACTTAGTACAAAAATACGGCGCACACCAGCCTTCAGGTACAACAGGTACTTGGGAACTTGAAGTTTCATTGAACATGGAATCTGAAGTTCGTCGTCGTTTAGTTGTTGCTCCTATTTTCCGCAACATTGCTATGCAAACAAACGTGATGACCATGCCAGTAAATCCAGAAGCAGGTACTGCTACTTGGGTTACCAATGCTGAATTTGGTAATGTTGCTGCTACTCCTGCTTCAAGTACTATTGGTGCTTCTGCTGGTAACACTGCTACCCACGCCTTTAAAGAAATTACTTTGAATGCTTATAAACTTGCTACAAACGAGTATACAGCATACGAAGAAGAAGAAGATTCTTTAATTGCTTTAATGCCAATGATTCGTGACGGTATGATTCGTCGCGTTGCTCGTGCCGTTGACAAGGCCTTCTTGTTAGGTGCTGGTTCTGGTTCTGATCCCGTTAGAGGATTGGCAAACTGGGCTTCTAACACCACTGCCACAGGTAACACAGTTGTTGCTGGTATGACAGTTGCTAAAATGCGTACATTGCGTCAAGGTTTAGGTGCTTGGGGTCTTGATCCAGCTGAAGTGATTTATATCGTTAATACTGATACATATTATCAGTTGCTCGAAGACACAGTGTTCCAAACAATGAATCAAGTTGGTACACAAGCTACATTATTGACTGGTCAGATTGGCCAAATCGGTGGTAGCCCAGTGTTGGTTTCTGCAGAATTCGCTACACCTGGAACAGGTATTGCTGGCGCAGTTTGCTTGAACCCAGGTAACTTTATTGTTGGTAACCAGCGTGGTCTGCGTATCGACACTCAAGAATTGGTAGAAACACAGCGTCGCGTTATGGTAGCTAGCCTCCGTACCGGTATGACACGTATTACTACTAACTTAGGTAACGCTGTTACTGCACACAAGTACACAGCATCTTAATTAGATAATGTGTTTTTTAACAAGACCCTTCGGGGTCTTGTTTTATAAGGGTATTTAGTGCCTTTATAAAACAAGCGAGGTATTTATGGGAATAAGTTTAATAACAAAAGCCGAATATAAAACCTACATGGGAATTTCTAGCACTAATTCAGACACAGAAATAGACTTCTTAATACCCAAAGTCAGCGAGCTAGTAAAAAGTTATTGCCGCCGTACTTTTGTAGATTATTATGGTGACGCTAAAATTGAGTTTTTTGACGGTGGTTTTAAAACACTTTTACTAAAAGAAACTCCAGTAGTTGGAATAGTTTCAGTAGCGCGTAGCACTAATTATGGTAAAGCATATACTACGCTTACAAAATACACAGATTGGGTAGTTCAAGGTGACACAGTAGTTAGCTTAACTCCTGGAGGATGGCCAGAACTAATTAATGGTTATCGGGTAACTTATACTGCTGGATATGATTTACCTGATTTACCAGCAGATTTAAAACTAGCTGTATTAGATTTAGTAGAATATTATTCGCGTAATAATGGTGCTGTACATACTAGCCGTGATTTAAATCCTAATACTACGCAAATTAGTTATGTTTCAACAACTAATTTGCCTGCACCAATTAAACGTGTTTTAGATCAATACGTAGCGGACTTTACATGAGCGCAGAAAATTTCATTAAGTTTTTTAAAAGTAAGAAAACCAGTGGAAATTTTGATGATGCCAGTGATTACGCAGACTATACTCGATTTGTAGCCACAAATAAAACTTGGTTTAATAAAAATCGTGCTGACCTTGAAGCGTTAGGTCTTAGCCGAAATGTTGGTGTAGTAGTATCAGAAACTAAAGCAGCTGAGCTGGGTGTAAGTGAAGCTTTTAAAAATTTACAGCAACAGTTTAGCGGAAATAGTGATGTTTCTAAACCCATTGTAGACACTGTAGATGGTAAAACTTATATACTTTTTCCAGAAACTCCTTTTAAAGATGGAGTTGAGCGTACATTAGATAAGTACCTAGGAAGTGGTACAAGTGCAAAATTTAAAGAAATGGGAATGGTTAAAGGTCACATATATGGTATGATGACTGGAGCAGTGCTTGGAGCTAGAGATGAGCTTTATAGTTACTTAACTAAAGGCGACATGCCTATTATGTCAGAAGATGAAGCAGACTATGCTTTAGGATTTTTAGATAATCTAATTCTTCATTTACAAAAACTAGACATTGATTCAGCAGAATTAAAAACTCTTACTAGCCCTGTATTTTTAAAATATTATAAAAGCTCCACTAATTTTCTTATTGAACTACAATCAGAAGTTGACAATGCTGCAAGCGCTAAATTAGTTCAAAGATTATCAGGACAAAAAGGTGGAAGCACTGGAATTCGTGCATTAGTAAATCCTCAATCAACTCAAGCCAAAGCTTTAGCAGGCATTTTAGATGTACTTGCAAAAGATGCTAATTTTTCTAGTAACGAAATATTAGACTTTAAAAGCTCCGATCCTATGATCGATATGATAGCTGATGAAGTATTAGGTCCAATTGGTAGAAAACGTAAAACTCCTAAAGAAGTAAAAAGTCCAAAAATTAAGTTACCAAATGAAATTGTTGTAGCTTATGTTGATGAAAAAGCAAAGTCTGAGTATAGAAAAAAACTACAAAAGACTTTGAAGGAAGCCGAGTCTAATCGTGCTAAAATTAAAAAGCAGAAAAACAACATACAACAAGTTAAATCTGCTGCTTTGGCTAAAACTGATTTACTGAGCTTAACTAACTTACTAAATAGTCACTTACAAGATGTAATTAGTGCAAATATGGGTGATGGGACTGCTAAAAATATTTTAAACTATAGAAGCGGTAGATTTGCTAGTACAGTTAAAGCTGAATACGCTACTATGAGCAGACAAGGAATGATTACAGTATTTTATTCTTATATGAAAAATCCTTACGCAACTTTTAGTTCTGGTGGACGTCAATCATCTCCCAAAACAAGAGATCCTAAATTACTTATTGCTAAATCTATAAGAGAAATTGCAGCAAAAGCAGTAGATAGTAAATTAAGGGCAGTAGCACTATGACAAAAAGAACAAGTATTGTAACAGCTTTAGCTGAAAAATTTAAAATAATAGATGGTACTGGTAATTATAAAACTAATTTATACAGTAACAGCTACCCTAAATTAAAGTTCTGGGACGAAATCCAAGATTTTCCTGCTGTATACCTTACTGCAGGCTCAGAGTTAAGAGAGTACCTACCAGGAGACTTTACCTGGGGATACTTAAATATTAGTGTCAAGGTATATGTTCGTAGCGAAAGCGAAGCGCAAGAGCAGCTTGAAAACTTACTAGACGATCTAGAAAATGTAATCGACGCTAACCGAGTATTAGTATATGCTAATAATCTGTCAACTACTGAAATATTAATTCAGTCAATAACAACCGATGAAGGACTATTAGCTCCTTATGGTGTCGGTGAGATAAATTTACAGGTGCGATATGCACTTTAATTACCGAATAGTACCAATACAGATAAATGTCTAGTAAGTGTACTCCTAGGTTACCCATTAAAAGGAATAACTATGGCAGCAGTTAATTTAATTCGTAATAGTAGAGTCTTCTTTACTACTAATCTTGACAGTTCTGGTCGTGTAAAAATTGGTGCATTAAAAGATGCAGCAAGCGGCATGTCTACAACAAACTGTTTTGAAATTCAAGTGCTGGAAGGCATGAGTTTTTCGCAAAATACTAGTGTAGATACAGTTACACTTAGCGAAGCAGGTGCAACACCTGTTCGTGGTCAACGCAGTTTTAATACTGCTCTTGAGCCCGTAGATTTTAGTTTCTCTACATATATGCGTCCACGTAATACTGGAACTGCAATTACTTGTGAAGAAAATGTTTTGTGGAACGCATTTGCTGGTGTTGGAGCTATTGGTTCAACAAACCCACAAGCAGCATGGACTGAAGCTTCTAGTACAGCTACTCTTTCTTTTACTCAATCTAACAAACACCAATTGCAAGCTTTTGGTTTAATTATTTTGTTTGATAATGCTGGTTATGTTATTGATAACTGCGCTTTAGATTCTGCTACTATTGACTTTGGTATTGATGCTATTGCTGCTATTGCATGGGCTGGTAAAGGTTCTGCAATCCGCGTGTTAACAGACGCACAAGCTAATACAGCTAGCCCAGTAGTGTTTGCAGGAACAGATTTTGATAATACAGCTCCAGACCAAGCAACCGCTAAAAATACTTCAGCTCGTTATATTACTAACAAACTGAGCACTTTAATTGTTAATGATGGTATTAACGATTTTCTTTTAACTGGTGGTGTTGGTAGTGTGTACACTATTGCTTTAACTGGTGGAAATATTACTTTCAACAATAACTTAACATATTTAACACCTGCTAACTTAGGAACAGTTAATTTGCCTATTACCTATTTTACAGGTACTCGCGCTATTACAGGTACTATCAATGCATACTTGAAAACAGGTACTCTTGAAAGTGGCGGATTATTAAATGATTTGTTAGCTGGTGCTGCTACAACAGTTGACCCTAAGTTTACAATTAACGTACAACTTGGTGGACCTTCTACAAATCTTACTGGTGTTGAAATCAAGTTACCAGCAGCTATGTTGCAGATTCCTACAATCAATACAGAACAAGTTATTTCTACAACAATTAACTTTACAGCTCAAGCTTACACAGGTACTGGCTACGATATTACACAATCTAACGAAGCCACTATCGTTTACCGCGCAGCAGTTTAAGCTGCGGTCTTAGCAGCAAGTGCTGGGTTGATCTCCAGCACTTCTTTTATAATTATGAACAACAGGAATAAAATGGCACAAGAAATTAGCCTAAAGTCTTTACTAGTACCTTCAAAAACAGTAGAGGTAGAATATCCAGGATTTCCTGACTTTAAAGTAAATCTAAGTTACATTAGTCGTGAAACCTTAATCAACTTACGCAAAAAGTCCACAAAAACAACTTATAAAAATCGCCAAACTGGTGATGAGTTTAACGAAGATTTATTTTTGGAATTGTATGCTGATTCAGCTATTAAAAACTGGTCAGGATTAAAATTTAAATATGTTAATCTTTTAGTTCCTGTTGATGTTTCTAAGTTTGACCAAGAAGATTTCTTGGGCTTTTCAAAAGAAAATGCTTTAATGTTGATGAAAAACTCTTCTGACTTTGATACTTTTATTAGTGAAAAGGTTAATGATCTGGGAAACTTTTCCTAGAACAGTTAGAACGAATCAAGGAAATGGTTACTAGTTTCATGCAAAATAGTTCTCTTGGCATGACCAAAGAACAATATTTTGAAATGTGTGAAACACTTGGTAGTCAACCACTTGAATCGGAAACGCCCGTTGAGTTCGATGATTTTCCAGATGAAGTTCAAATGGCTCTTAGTATTTATAGAGTACTGCGAGACGAATGGGAATACATGAATGGTAATTACCTTGGTAAAAACCTAAACGGTATATTTGATCTGTTCGATGTTTATGATCTAGATCCAAAAGATAAAAAGTATTATTTAGAACTAATTCATATTATAGATTCTGTTAGAATCGCTGAAATTAGAAAGACTAACAAGTCATAAAAAGCCGCTAAATTTTTAGCGGCTTTTTTATTGCTAAAAATTTTTTGGTTTGACAAATGGTCCCTATAATGTTATAATGGTAACAAATAAATATACTATTGTAGTTTAATACATAGTCAGGAGTGGTAAATGGCAAATAATCAAACGATCACGGCAACGTTACAGCTTCAAGACCCTGGGAATACCGTAGAGAAAGGTACCCGAAGTCTAGAGAAACTTAATGCGCAAAATGATAAGTTAGAGCGTAGTACTAAACGTCGATCCGTAGCTGCAGGAATGTCAGAAAGAGCTGACTATAATACTAGCAGGGCGGTTGGACAAGGTACGGGGGCTAGTGCCAGAGACTTTGCAAAAGAATCGCAAGGTCTCGGTGGATTAGTACGTTTGTACGCTACACTAGCTGCTAACTTATTTGCTGCAGAAGCCGCTTTTAGGGCACTTAAAAGTGCAGCTGATCTTCAGAATATGATTACTGGTTTAGATCAAATGGGAGCTTCAACTGGACAAGCACTTGGAGCTATGTCTAAACGTTTTGCAGAAACAACAGGATTTGCTATTAGTTTAAGAGATAGCGTAGAAGCTGTTAGTAAAGCTTCAAGCGCTGGTTTAAATCAAAAACAAATTCTAGGAATAGCTGAAGTAGCTAAAAAAGCAAGCCAAACTTTAGGTGTTGATATGAATGACGCGGTTAGTCGTTTAACCCGCGGTATAACTAAACAAGAACCTGAACTATTAGATGAACTAGGAATATTTACTAAACTAGGTAAGGCTACTGAAGACTACGCTGCTAGATTAGGTAAACCAGTAAGTGCTTTAACAGAGTTCCAAAGAACACAAGCATTTGCCAACGCAGTTTTAGCAGAAGGTAATAAGAAGTTTTCTGATATTAACATACCTACTAATCCTTATGATAAATTATTAGCAAGTTTAGCTAATTTAGCTACAACAGGATCAAATATTGTAAATTATTTTTTAAAACCAATAGCTGAAGTATTAGCGAGCAATCCAACAGCTTTAGTAGTTGCTGTAACTGCTTTAGGAGCAGCTATATTTAAACAATTTTTACCTGCTGTTAGTGAGCTTCGTAAAGGTGCACGAGATGAAGCCAATAGACTAGCAGATGTTGCTAATGAACGAGCTAAAGAAGCTAAAGAATCTTTTAATAAAACTCAAGAATACCGTAAAAAAGCTTTAGCTGCTGAATATAACGATATTGAACAACTAAACGCAACAAAAATTGCTGCTGCAGATGCTACTTTAAAGAAAATTTCTAAAGGTGGTATGAGCAAAGAAGCTCGTAAAATCACAGACCCTACCAGAGAAATATCTACTATTACTGAAAAAGAGCTTAAGTATATGGAAGCTCTGGGAGCAAAAAATACTAAAGTAGCTGGTCAATATAGGGCTTGGGCTGAAGCTGTTCGTGAAGCACATCTTATTGCTCAAACGGAAGCTAAACGAACTGCAGAGTATAACGATAAAATTAATAAACCTCCTGGTAGCATGACAACCGCAGGCATACAGGCTTTGCGAGCAGAAAATGCAAGAAAGTCAGCAGCCAGTAAAAATATAACCGCCACCGCTGCAGATATAGCTGCAACTGAGTCTTTGGCTGCAGGTGTTAAGTCACTAACTACTGGCATTAAAACTGAAAAATTAGGTTTATTTGCAGGTGCATTTACAGCAATAGCAGGAGGTGCACAAATTTTAGGAGTAGCTTTAGGAAATCTAGTTACATTTTTTACAAAATTTTTAGGCTATGTAGGTATTGCTATAAGTATTTGGGAAGCATTTGATGCAGTACTTGGCAAAGGTCAAGCAAGTCTAGATAATTTAAAGTCAAAAACAGAGCAACTAACTGATGTTACAAAAACAGCCACTGATGTAAGTAAAAAGTATGGTGAAACATTAAGTGTTGCTAGTATAAATGCCAAAGCAACTGCAATAACTAATTTAGTAGATGCACTAGATGAAATAGCTCCAGCATTAGATAAAGCAATGACCGAAACATCTGCTTGGACTAGATTTTTTGATCGTTGGTTACCAGAATTTTTAGGTGGTCAAGTTATCAATAACATGGGAACAGCATATGCTACAGCTATTACTAAAAGTTTAGACTTAGCTGTTACTTCAGACGCTAAAAAAGATGCTGAACAAAAACTTGGCAGTCTTTTAGATATTGATCCTAAAAATCTTAATACTAAAAGTATTGAAGATGCTCTTT